AACGCCGTGCCGTTGTAGATCAGCGCGTCGCCACTGCTGGCGCCGCTGCCGGTCAGGCGGATCGAGGCGTCGATCGTGAGCGTTGCCGCCCCCGCAGCCGAGAGCGTCAGCACGCCCGCGCCGGTCTTGGCCAGCGTGCTGTTCTCGAGATCCGCCCCGCCCGTAGCCCACTGCGGGATGCGACCGGCCGTGCCGGTGCCGCCAACGGTGCCGCCTGCGGTGTTGCTGATGATGAGTGCGCCGCCGGCGTCGTTATAGCTCAGGCCAATGCCCGCGCCGGCCACGAGCAGCGCGGCCACGCGATCGTCTACGGCCTCGTTCCAGTTCGCGATGTCCGTGTTGGGGTGCGTATGGCTTGCTGCCGCATAATCGGTGCCAGCCACCGCGTTGCCGAGCGTGGTTGCGCCGCTCCATTTGGCGAGCTGCCCGGCCGTGCCGCTCCCCGTCAGCGCCGAGCCGCCGCCTGTCGGCAGCGTGGTTGGCGTGCCCCCCGGCGGCGTGATGGTCACAACGCCGCCGGGCGCGGTGATCGAGCCGCCGCCCAGATCAACACTGCCATTGGTTGGGCTAAAGCGCGTGCGCGCGGGCTTGGTTACCTTGCGCTCGAACGCCGCTTGGCGGTCGCTCGTGCCAGCTGGCCCGGCACCGCTCGGCGATGTCAGCAGCGCTTCCAGACTGTCGACGTTGTCGGGCTCCAGCGTGACACTCGCGCCGCTCTCGCGAATGGTACAGTGAACGCGCGCCACGTACTTGCGGGTAGGCGACTCGACCGCGCCACTCGGTGCGGTGTCGAGAATATCGGCCAGTTGCGCCATCGCGTTCGGGCGTACCTCCCACGGTGGCACCAGGTTGCCCTGCGCGTCGCGGATCTCGCCGCTGGCCTCATACTCATAGTATTTGATGCTTGTGGGCGTAGCTCCGGCCCACACCTCGACAATGAAGCGCCGATCCTCGTACACGCCCCAAGCCAGTCGCTGCTGTGCGGAATTGCCGTGTGCCAGCAGCGTCTCGATCTTCTCGCGGTAGGTCGAGTCCTCGTCAATGAACTCGGTGTCACTCACTCCGGTCGCGACGATGCTGGTTGAGCTATTGAAAAACGCGTTGGTGCTGTTGTAGCTCGTCAGCAGGCTCGCCACCTGGGTATGGGTGGCGGTGCTCGTGGTACTGCTCGACGAGGTCAGCAGCTCGTCAAGTGTGCTGTACCAACCCACAAACGTCAGCTCAATCCGCACGTCGCCGCGGTTGTCGCCTGAGCCGCTCGCACTCGCCTCCCGCGAGGTCGGGAAAGCAATCTGATTCAGTGCCGTCTGTACGCGATTGGTTGCGGCTGCTGAAGCGATGGTTGACAGGTTCAGCAGCCGATCCTTCGTGCCGAACATTGCGATCGAGCCGGCCGAGCTGACGGCGCTTGTCGCGGCCTGCGCGCCGGCGTCGGTGGTGTAGCGCAGCTTCAGCCGGTTCGCCATATCCTTCAGGCTGAACACCAGGTGCTTGCGCCCGACCGAAATCGCAATTTCCGTTAGCCGCCCTTCCCAGATACGCTTGCCGTCCGGGCTGTAGGCCTCCATATGGCGGCCGAGGTGGTCAGCGCGCGCCCAATCGGCGACATCGGCCCGCGTCGCGTTCCAGCCGGCCTGGGCCGTCTCGAAACCGTAGTGGTCGTTGATCACGTGATCCCAGGCGTCCACGCCCCGCAGCGGCTGAGGGTTGGTGGTAGTGGGCACGCCGGCGGGGCCCTTGTCATAGAGGATGGTGAAGATTGGGATTGGCATTACCCCACCCCGCGGATCGAGCGGTACAGTGGCGCATGCGTCACCGTGATCGTGGTCGTATCGGTCTTGGTGTGGCCGCCGTCGCTCTCCTTCCAGGCTGCGTACAGCGAAGCACCCGCGAAGGCGCGCACGAGCTGTCCCTTGATCACCGCGGCCTTGACCGGCACGTCGCTGCCATCGGTCACCAGCGCCGCCGCCGGCACGAGCGGCAGCCAGCCCGCGCCGCTCAAATTCTGTGCGCCGAGCAGCTGGTAGCGCTGGCCCACTCCCAGGCCGCTGGTCGCCTCGACGACGCACCAATCGTAGTACAGCACCGCATCGATATAGTCGAGTGTAGCCGTGACGCTGGTGCCATCGGTCGAGCGTATGCCCACCTGAATGAGAATGTTCGAGGCGCCATTGAGTGGCACGCGTAGGCTCTCCAGCCCGGAGCCCTGCAGATCGACCAGCTGGGCGGTGGTGTTGCTGCCCAGTGTGATCCACGGCCCGGTCCAGAGCACGTTGCCGCTGGCCGTCTGCACCACCGCCTGCAGCTGGGCCTTCGCGGGTGCGGTGAGTGTAGCGACCCGGGATGTCACGCGCAGCTTCAGCCCGGCCCGCGTGCGGAGCGCCGACACGTCGATCGCCGTCGACGCGGTGAAGGTCGTGCCGGTGGTGCTGGTGGTGGTTTTGGCGTTGTTGATGGTCTGCTGCGTGGCGCTGTAGATACTCGCCAGGTACAGCTGTGCGGCCGTCTGGCTGGTCGGCTTGGCGACGGTGATGTTGAGCGGCTGACCATCGTAGATCAGATCGCCTTTGAGCGGCAGCGTGGCCTCCAGCGCCGCCGTGTTATCCGGCGTGCCGCTGTTCTGATTGCCGAACGACACCGCGCTCAGCAGCGTGTCGAGCGTGGCCGCGCCGCCGTAGGGCTGGCGTGTAATGGTCAGGTCGAGCAGCACGTCGGCGACACCCTCGCCCGGGCTTGTCTGTGTGCCTGAAAAGGCCCGTTCTTCGAGGTGTGCGGTCTCGATCGCGAAGTAGGTCGGCTCGAGCGCGCCGCTCGGCCGCGCATAGAGCAGGCACGGCCCAGCAAAGAGGCTCGCGAACTGCCGACGCAATAGCTGCGCCGCCCGGCGTGCATCGTCGGAGGTTGCGCCCTGATAGACAAGCGGCAGAGTCTCGTTCACATTGCCGTTGCTGAGGATGGCCAGGCGGCTGCCGTTCGCGAGCGGTGTCCCGCCGGTGAACGCCGCGGCCGGCTCACTCGCGCCCGGTGTCCAATCCGGTCGGACGCCCAGCGGCGTCGTGCCCGGTGCAAACGGCGAGCCACCAGCCAGTGGCCGGCCTGTGCTGTTCACCAGGTAGAGGGTGGCGCCCGTGGCTGGGCTGGTGAGTCGGTAGTCGCTCGGCATGGATTTACCCTACCAATCCTAGGCGGCGCTCCAGCTCGGTGGCCACCTCGTCAGCCATCGCGCGAGCGTTCTTGCTGTCGCCCGCAATCACCTGGATCTGGATTGCCCCGGGCGCAAATGTGCGCTGGTTGTTGTTGGTCGTGCTGCCTACGCCACCTATGGCGCCCCCGCTGACCTGGCTGACTGCCGCTTGCACGCCGCCCATTCCACCCAGCACACCCTTCGCCATACCGGCTGACATCTGCAGGCCAATCTGCTGCTCAAAGACCTTGGACGGTGACGCGATGCCGAGTGCGGCCCGGGCCGCTGCGAGCGCTTGGTTGACGGCAGCGTAGACCGCATTCTGGATCGCGCCCGCCTGCGAGGTGATGCCGGCCGCGATGCCAAGCGAGATCGCGGCACCGATGTTTTGCGCAGGCGGCAGGACCGCGCGCTGAAAATCGGCCATCAGCTCCGCAACCGCAGTGACAAAGCCCTGGATATAATTCGGCAGCTGGCCCGTCGCTTCGCCGAGGGTCAAGAAGGCTTTGATCGCGTTTTTCACGACTTCGATCACCTGGTCGGTGCCATTCGCGATGCGCGTGGCCTCGGCGATCATCTCATTGGAGATCAGCGTACCAAGTTTGATCGTCGTCTGGATGAGTGCGACCACGGTATCAGCAAAGACCTTCAGCCCCGCCGCTGGCACGCCTTCGAGCTCGGTGAGCTTGTTGAAGCCCTCGACGCCCTTCTTCAAGAAGTCGGTGCTTTCCCCCGCAGCCTTGGCAAAGGTGTTCGCGGCCGCAACCGCATCCGCGCCAAAGGACGTGGCCATGGCCGCCATCGCCGTCACCGCCATCCGCACACCATCGGCAAAGCGGTTGATGGCTGCCTGAGACACTCCGGTGAAGGTGTCGACGGTCAGGAACCCATCGACGCCATTTTTCAGAATGCCGACCGTCTTGCCGGCGGCGTCGGCGAACTTGCCTGCGGCAGCGAGCGCGTCGGCCGAGAAGCCTGAGGCTGCGGCGCCGATGCGGATCATCAGGTCGTTTGTCATGGCCACGAACAGCTGGATTGAACTCTGTGCGACCGGCTTGAGGTCGGCCAGTTTCGTGAGGCCCTCCACCCCGTTGCCAATGATGCCCACCACCTTGCCCGCCCCGGTCGCAAACACCCCCGCCGCCTCGACTGCTTTGGCGTCCCAGTCCGCTGCGATCGCCACAAACAGGTCGATGGTGTAGAAGAGCGCGCTGCCGAAATCGACAAACGCGGCGTCGGTCACGCCCTCGAACGCTGCCAGCTTGGTGAAGCCGTCCACCGCGCTACCGATGATGCCCACGACCTTGCCGGCGCTTGTGGCGAAGGTGCCAGCCGCATCGACAGCGCTCGCCGCGAAGCTCTGCGCGATTGCGATCATCGTCGCCACGGCCTGCGCCAGCGCCGCACGGAACGATACAAACGCCGCCAGTGGCGTGCCCTCGAAGCCCCGCAGCTTCGTCAGGCCATCGATCCCCTTCCCGATCGTGTCCAAGATCGTGGCGCTCGTCTGCGCGAACTGCACCGCAGCGCCGACCGGTGCGCCCGCCCACTCGGCAGCAGCCTGCGTAAACGTGTAGATCGCGCTCTTCAAATTGGCCCGGAACGCCATGAACGCTGCCAGTGGCACGCCCGCGAACTCGGCCAGTTTGCTGAGGCTCTCCGCGCCCTTGCCGATCACGTCGAGCATCTTGCCGCTGGAGTCGGCGAACGCGGCCGCGCTGGCGATCGGAGCCGTAGACCACTCCTGTACCGCCTGCGTGAAGGTGTAGATGGCGCTCTTCAGTGCCGCCCTGAACGCCAGGAAAGCCGTCAACGGCACCGCCTGGAAGGTGCTCAGCTTGCTCAGGCTCTCGACGCCCTTCCCAACCACTTCGAGCAGCTTCCCTGCGCCGCCCGCGAACTCGACCGCTCCCATCAGCCCGATGCGCATTTGCTGAGTGGAGATGGCGACGAGCTCGCGCATCGTCAGATCGAGCGCGCTCACAAAGGCATGGATCGCCTGGGCTGGGATCGCCTGTAGGGTCTGGAGCTTCAGCAGGAAGTCGACACCCTTGGCGAGCATATCCACCACATCGCCGGCCTTCTTGGTGAACTGCGAGGCCGCCGACATCGAGGCCTTATCCCACGTCTGGGTCATCGCGCTGAACACGGTTAGCGCGCCCATAATGCTGTCGGCGAACCGCTGCACCGCGCCCTGCGGAATGGTGCCTAGCTGGCTGAGCTTGCCGAAGGCGTCCACGCCACGGCTGACCACGTCGATTAGCTTGGAGGCCAGGTCGAGCATTGCGCCGACCGCCTTCGGACTAGCAGTCTTGATCCCCATCGCGATACCGTCGACGATCGGCGCGCCAACTAAATCAGCCATCACTGCCGATGGCGAGTGAATGCCCATAATCTGCCGAATGGGTGCAGGAATGCTAGCCACTTTCTCGGCGAGCCAGGCGGTTACCTTACCCCACGCACTTGAGAGACCCTGCTTAATGCCGTCGACGACGGCCGTTCCAATCTTGGCGCCCTCTGATAGGAGCGACTTCACGGCACTGCCAATGAATGACGTAATCGCTGTCACGATACCGGCGAGCAGGCCTGGCAGCGCAGGGAGCACATTCGCGCCGATCCAGCCAAGCATCGCCCCGGCCCAACTCGCCACCTTGGCCACAATCACCACCGCCGTCTCGGCCACCCAGGTGACAATTGCTAGGGCGATACCGGCCAGCGCGATGAGCAGCGGCGGGATCATCGCGCCAATCTGCGCCAGGAACGGAGGGATCATTGGGCCAATCCAGCCCAGGAATGCACTGGCCCAGAGCGCTAGCTGTGCCAAGATTGGCCCGGCGGCCGACCCGATCCAGTCGAGGAAGCCAGAGAGCATGCCCGGCCAGGCTGCCAGGAATGCAACTGTCGCGCCTGGGATCCAGTCGAGGAACGCCTGCGCCCACACGCCGAGCTGTGCAATGATTGGCGCGGCCTGCGCGCCAATCCAGCCCAGGAACGCACTGGCCAGCCCACCGAGTGCGGCGATAGCCGGCGGGATCATTGGCCCAATCCACCCGATGAATGCTTGGCCCCAGGCGAGCAGTTGGCCGATGAAGCCAGGCGCCTGCTGCACAATCCAGCCGGCGATTGCGAGCGCGAAACCGCCCAAGGCAACCAATGCCGCGTTCGCATATGGTGTGATCCACGTTACAAACGCCATACCCCACGCGGCAAGTTGTACCAGCCATACGGGTGTCTGCGCAACAATCCATGTACCAATCGACGCAGCGAACGCGCCAAGCGCGACCAGCGCTTGCGCGACATACGGCGCGATCCAGTCCACGAAGGCCATGCCCCAATTGAGTAAGTAGCCGCCGATCGTGAATGCCGCGCTGATAATCCAGCCGCCGAGTGTCACGAGGAACGCCCCGAGTGCCGTGAGCACGATTGGGATGTATGGTGCCAACCAAGCAACAAACGCTGTGCCCCAGGAAGCTACTTGCGTAACTATCAGGGCAGTAACTGACATAAGCCAGGTGCCAATCTGCGGCACAAAAGTTCCCATTTGTTCAAGGAGTGCTGCGAATGCGCCGCCGATACCGCCTTGTCCGAATCCGTTGACGACTGCATCGATCACCGGCTGGATAATCGTTTGCAGTCCTAAGAAGTTCGTTTGAAATGCTGAGTAGAGCAGCGCGGCGGCAATCCCGATCGCCACGAGCGGTGCGATCATCAGAACAAACGATGCGACCATGCCCACGGCCGCGACACCCACAGAAACGAGCGCCGGGATAATGACCGCCGTCAGCGCAGCCCCAAGCCCAATCAGAATAGGCATCAGGTTCGCACTGATGAACGCGCCGACTGGCGCGAGCGCCGACTGAAACGCTTGAAACGCCGGCGAGACCGTGCTCTGGACCGTCGTGGCCATTGTCGAGGCCGCAGTGGTGGCGCCGGTGTAGGCCGCGGTCCCCTTGTCGACCAGGATGTTGACTGCCTGCAGTGGTCCCTTCACGGCATCGAGCGCCCCACCGTGAGCTGCGATGGCGCCCGCGGCGTGGCCCATCACCCCGGCCGCGCCAGCCATCGCCTTGGTCTGCTGTGCGATTAGAGCGTTGCTCTTGTTCATCGCGTCGAGCCGGGCCTTCTCGGCGTCCACCTGCTGCTTCGCAGCTGCCTGCTGCGCCTTAGCCGCATCGAGCTTTTGCTTGGCTGCATCAACTGCGGTGTCGCGCTCAGATTCGGTGGCGCGGATGTTCTGTCGCAGCTGGATCTCTTGGACTTCCAGCATCTTGAGCTGGGCATCCTGATCAGAGAGCGTGCCGCTGGCCAGCTCGTCTTGGAGTTTGGCGAGCTTCTGCGCGTCCTGAATATTGGCCTTCTGATCCTGAATGCCCTTCAGCTGGGCTTTCATCGGGTCGAGCTTGCTGGCATAGTCCTCGGTGATACGGTTCAGCTCATCCTGGGCGCGCGCAACATCTTGGGTCGCCGACTCCAGGTCAAGGTAGGCATGCACGAGGCCAGAGACCTGTGGCCCGGCCGGGCCGGCGGCGGCGATGATGCTGTTGAACGTGCCTTCAGATACGCTGCCGAGGTTGTGGATTTCGCTGATGGCTTTGGCGATATCGTCCTGGCTGCCGATCACCATCGCAGCGACGTTCATGTTCTTGTCGCCCGTGGCCTTGGCGATCCCGTCCAGCGCGCCCTTAATCGCGTCGCCGATGCTATTGAACACCGAGTAGTCAGCCTGGCCCCAGCCCTCCATATAGACATTGGCTGCCTCAGTGCCCCACTGATCCAGGTCAGGCAGAATTTTGGGCGGCGAGCCTGGCATCAACCACGAGGCGATGATCGAGCCAATCTGCATCACCGCGTCGATCACCGCGCCGGCGGCGGCCATAATGCCGGCGCCGAACTGGTCCATCAGGTTGTAGCCCCAGGCCATCGCCTGGCTACCCAGGTCGGTGAAGATTTGCCCGATCGCCTGCAAAGCACTCACCGCGAACTGCGCGATCGGACCGAGCTGCGCGAAGGCATCCGCGCTGCCCAGCAGCGCCTGTACGAAGGTCGTGACCTGGTTGACGCCATCGGCGACCATCGTGATGAAGGCGGTGATGACCGGTAGCAACGCGGTGCCGATAATCAGCTGCAGCGTCTCGACCGCGTTCGAGAGCCCCCCCATCGCGCCATTGAGGCCCTGCATCTGGGCCGCGGCCATATTTTGTGCGGCACCGGCCTCGTTGACCTTGGCCTTCATCGCATCGAAGCCAGCCACACCCGCATCAATCAGCGGTAGCATCGCCTTCATGCCGTCGCCCTGAAGGATCGTCTTGAGCGCGGCGTCTTTCTGTGCCTCACTCAGGCCACCAAGCTGGGTCTGGAGCATACCGATGATGTCGCGGAAGGGCAGCATATTACCCTGCGCGTCGCGCACGTTAATGCTGTACTGGGACATGGTTTTCGCCGCAGCATCGGTTGGCGCCATGAGCTGCATCATGGCGTTCTTGAGTGCCGTACCGGCGTCGCTGCCGGTCAGACCCACATTCGTGAGCATTGACAGGCTGGTGATCAGGTCATCGGTGTGCTGCCCGGTCGCGTTGAACGCGAACCCGGCCGCCTGGAAGCCTTGTGAGAGGTCGGTGATCGAGGCCGCGCTCGCGTTCGCGCCGGCCGCAAGTTGGTCGGCGATCTCCGTGGCATGTTCACCCGAGAGTCCAAAGGCATTCAGTGCGCCGCTCACCACCTGCGCAGCCGTGGCCGCGTCGGTCTCAGCCGCAGCGGCCAACTGGAGCGTGCCCTTGGCGGCCGCCATCGAGTCGTTGACGGTCAGGCCCGCCTTGGACAGATCGAGCATCGCCGTCGCAGCATCCTGGGCATTGGCGCCCGGCAGCGCCATATCGTTGCCGAGCGCCACGGCCAGCGTGCGCATCTGGTCCATCTGCGCCGCGGTGGCACCGCTGGCAGCCTGCAGAACAGACATCGACTGCTGGAAATCACCAGCGGCGGTGATCGAGTCTGAGGCAAAGCCCATCACCGCGCCAGCGGCCGACTGCATCGCGTTTGCCAGAAGGTTTCCGGCCGCTATCCCGCCAACACCAAGCCGCTCCATGCCTTGCACAGCTGGAGCGGTGTGATCCTCACCTTGGACGATGATGGTAAGTGTGTAGGTGTCGGCCATAGTCTACGTTTATGCGGTCGGCGGCTTCTCGATCTTCCGCCCCTTCGGACGGTTCTGGTACTGCGCATCAGCAGCCATCACGGTCAGCAGCTCTTCAAGCTCGGCGAGCGGAATAGCGCGGAGCTCGCTCGGGGTCCAGCCAAAGCGCTCATAGAGCACAAACCGGATATAGGCAGCCGGCGCGGGCGCGCGGGTGTGGAGGTGGGCCAACACCCGCAGCTTTAGTTTTTTGCGTTGCTGGCGTCCTTCATCGCCTCGCCGACCGCCGCGAACAGTTTCTTCAGCGCAACATAGCCGATGCCCTTACCGCGTACGCCCTCGGCGCGCTCCTCAACGTGCTCGCGCTCCATGGTCTCACCGCCTTCCTCGTAGGCCTCTTTCGTGACGATACGGGTCATCAGCGGCGTACCCCGAAATGTCACGCTGGTGACTACCCGATCGAGGAAGTCGAGCATCTGCTTGTTGCCGGTTCTCGTTTCGGCATCGAACATATCGAGGTCATCGATCGTCGCGCGCGGCGAGCCGTCGGGTAGCGTGCCGATCAGGTCGATGGTGAAGGCGTACTCATCAGCTCGCGGCGCCAGTGCCGGCGCGTTTGCCGTGGGTACATTTTCGTAGGGCATGGGGGAGGCTCCTTATCTCTATCCAATGGGAGCGTTCGCGGGGAGGCGCGGAGCCTCCCCCAGGTCGGACGCTACCCTGCGAACGCCTATGGGATCGCGGCCTTAGTCCAGCCGCCGTGCTGCACGGTGAACTCGATCATCTGCGGGTCGCCGCTTGATGCGTCGAGCTCGTTGAACGCCGGGAACTGCGTAATCACGCCCTTGGTCGACGTGAAGCGGAAGTTTCCCGACGTGTTGCCGTTCGGCGCCACGCGCAGATAGCAGGTTGAGTTCGCGTCATCGAAATAGCCCTTGGCGCGATCGTACGCGCCGCCGGTATCCTCGGTGTAGAGAATGCTCACGGTGCTCTCCTGCGCGTCGAGCTTGCCCGCCACGATGATCGGGCCAGGGCCATCAAACGTGTGTGCCGTTCCCGTGAGGCGGGTGCCATCGCCGGGGCTGACACTCTGGGTGTAGCCCGAGATATCAAACCAGGTCGAGCCGTCAGCGGATAGTTCCACGACGGCATTACGGGATGAGGTGGCCAGGGTCGTCTGTGCCATAGCGGATTACTCCTCTGTTGTGCGCGAGCGGCGCGGAACCGCTGGCGGTGCTGGTTCGGGGGTCGGCTCAGGAAGCGGTGCAATCACGCCCTGCGCGATCAGGCGTGCGATGTTCGCCGCGCGATCCTCAGTGGTCTCGCCAGAGAACAAGGCCTCTTCGACCAGCACTGGCGTGGGCTCCGGCGCGGCGGCCGTTGGCTCGGCCGGGTAAATGATTGGCCCGCTTGGTGGCGAGATAGGCTTGAGCACGATGTACTGTGCCATACGCGCCTCCTACGGATGCTTGATGACCGCAGCGGTGACGCCGGTCACATTGTCGATGTCGGCACCGGCGGTGCCGGAAAACGCCTCGACTGGGAAATGCACGAAGGCGTAGCCGGGTGCGCCAGCCGCGGCCGCAGGGATGGTGACGGTCGTATCAGCCGGGGTGATACCACCCACGCCGCCGACCACATCCATTGTGAGTGTCTTGGCCACTGTGTCGGTGTTCTTGATCACCAGGATCTCATCGCCGGTATTGCCGAACGACCAGCCGTTGTTTGCGCCGGCACCGGTCGGCGCGGTGAAGGTCAGGCTGGCCGAGGTCTTGCCGGCATAGGTGACCTGCTGAGTTGAGATCGATGCTCGAGCCATAGGTGCTCCTTATGGTTTGCCTTGGAGTACGAGCGGGATGCGCTCGCGCTTGTACTCGGTGCCGTCGAAGACAGTAACAAAAATGGCCTCACTGCGCCCCGCGTAGCTTATGGCGCTCCAGCTCTGTGTTTTCGGGTAGTTCGCCACTACATGCGCAATCGCGGCCTCCAAGCCGTCCAGCTGATCGTCGGTATTCGGGTTCGTAACCGCGTTGCCGTCCGCATCCTTCAGCACGCTCCGCACAAACACGTACACGTCGAGATAGAATGCTGGCGCGACTGGGCCGCCAAACGTGCGCCGGCCTTGGCCTTCACGCTCCGCGCCCACGCTCGCCACCACCACCACCGGGCTTTGCCCGCCAAAGTCGACCGGTTGGTCAGTGTAGACCTGCTGCGCGTCACCTAGCTGCGCAGCCAAGACCGCGCCAAGCTCCTCACGCACGCCCTGTCGGCTCGCAACACTCACGGCAAGCTTCCTGCCAGGATCGTGAGCGCTTCGCCCACAATTCGTGGTGTGTCACGCTGATATGTGGTTCCGTATGCGGCATGACCGCCGCCGCGCGCCTCTTCGTATGGGCCATAGACGCTTGCCGCTTGTCCGGTTTTCGGGTTTGTCTTGTCACCCGTAAAGGCGCGGCCGGTCAAACCATCGACTTGGTAGGTCTGCGCCGCACTATAGGTTCCGGTGTCGACATGAACCGCATGCTGGAGCGTTTGGCTATATACTTTCGTGGCATACGCAACCGCGCCGCCGAGCCCTCCGCCAACAGACATAGCCTGCCGCAGCTTCGCGGCAGCAGCAGCAAGCTCTGCTTGTCCAATGACTGTGACTCCAGTGCTCACGATTGCCCCTTGACTTCGCTCAGCGCAGCGAGTCGTGCATTGGTGAAGGTTCCGACGCCCTCGACGAGATACTTTGCTGTGCCGACGCGTAACTCGTCGCCGTGCCGAATATCGGTGCTGACCGCCACCTTGCCGACGTGCGCGACCCGCGCGGCGTTGACCGGGTGGGCGATCGGGATCAGTTTTAGGTTTGAGTCGTCCTGGCCCGCCGGCCGGATGCGGATCCGCATGCCGATCAGCTCAAGCATACGGGCGCCGGTCTTGCCATCGGCAGCCGCAGGACTGCGATAGACATCGGCCAGTGCCTCGCCCTCGACGCTTGGCGCCACGACCGCTGCGCGAATGGCGGCCTTCTGTGCGTTACTGAGAAACCCCATTTACGGCCTCTCAATCCGATCGTCGCTCGTCCGCAGCCCGCGCGCCTCGTGCAAGTCCTTGGTGAACGCCGGCTGCACGCGGTCGGTATCCTCTTCCTGGGTTTGCTTCCCCGAGACACTCAGTCCACCCGCAAACGGAATGGCGCTGAGACTAATGCGCGAGCGCAGCTGCGTGGCGCGGCCCTCGAAGAAGGCTGATCGAGCGCCATAGTCGACCGTCTGGCCCAGGTCATCGACAAACTTTTGGCCGAATGACGCATAGCGCCCGGCCAAGGTCTCGCAGCAGAGCGCGGCCGCAGCGCGCGCCGTGCCAGCCAGTGTCAATGCGCCACCGATCTCCTCATCGGAGAGGGTGATCGCCGCCGCGCTGTCGGTGTCACTGCTGTAGAAGCGCACCTGGTCTTTGGCGGCACTCAGGCTGGTGTCGTAGCTCCAGGTCATAGCCTTAGTCCCACAAGATCAACGCATCGATGTTCGCGTGCGACGGCGTGACATTGATCGCGGTCGTGAAGGCTACGCCAAGATCGACAAAGATCGTGCTGCCAGCTGGCACCCGCAACACAATCAGGTCGGTCGAGCCGTCGGTCACCGTCAGCGTCTGCACCGCGGCGTTGGCATTCGACACGATGATCCGCTGCACCCCACCGGGCGTAGCCTTGATTGCCTGCTGGGCCGAGACACCCTGCACCCGAGTTTTGTTGCCGGCATACTGAGCCGCTCGGCGCTGGCTTGCCATCGCTCTTACGCCTCTCTGGCCCAGGTGCCGGTGACGCTCTCGATGTACCAGGCGCCCGCGCCATCGCTCAACAGCGTGATGCTGTCGCCTACGCGGCTGGTCGCCTGCGTGCAGACCGCGCCCTTGCCGGCCGCGGCAGTAAAGCCGTTGCCGCGCACCACGTCGGTGCCGGCCGGGTCGACCAGGTGGCCGTTGCCGCTGGAGGTCGCGACCTGGTGGGTGATCGTGTAGCGCAGGCCGGCCACGCTGGCAGCTGGCAGCGTGATGGTCTTGGACGCCGTCGCATTGATCACCACCATCTTGCCGCTCTCGGCAGCGGTGAGGGTAGTGTCAGCCGTCACGATCGCGACATCGCGCCGGGAGCCGCTGAGAATGCCGGCCATCGCAAGCGCGCCGAGCACGCCCTTGCCTCTGGTAAGTCGTTGTGGCATGCGCGCGCCTCCTTAGGCTGCCGCCTGGGCGGCTTTGGTCTTGTCGAGAAAGAGCGGTGCGATGTCGTTCTCCAGCTTCTCGCGCCGCTCGTCTCGCGCATCTTCTTCGTCGGGCGTCAGGTCGCGCACCCGGTGGCGCGCATCACCGTGCGCCGTGCGCTCACCGACACCGATGAACTCAGCGCCACACTCGGCACAGCGGTACGTCTCGGCCTTTGGATCCAGAAGCGCAAAGTAGCCGAGACGCACGAGCTTCTCATCGTTCAGCGCGCCCACGGGCTGGACCACAAGCCCGCGGTCGACGGGCCGGCCAGCGTAGTCAAAGCCACCACGGCGCGCGTAGTAGCGCGGAGCGTCGGCAGGAGTGCTGCGTGCTGCCATTAGCTCACCACATTCTGCATGAAGAGCCCGGCCGCAGCGCCAGTCTTCTTCTGGTCGAAGTAGCTGTTGCCCTCGATGATGTCCACCTCGCGCTCCTCGTCGCGGAAGCGCTTGATGTACTGCAGAGCTGCCGCGACGCGCTGCCACACGAAGGTATAGCCGGCCGCCGGCGTCATCAGGCTCGGCCGCGCCGGCACGTACAGCATCAGGGCGTGCTTGCCCCAGATGCGGCTGTAGGTCACGCTCGCCTCGGCGGTGCCCTCCGGGTCAGTGGTCTTCAGCGCGCGGCCAATCAGCACCTGCTCGAATTCGGCCAGGCTAGCGAACAGGTCGAGCGACACCTGGCCCTTCTGGGTGTACTTGATCGTGTCGACCAGGTCGGGGTGCCACTTGACCTTGCTCCAGACCTGCTTACCGATGACCAGCTTGTTCGGCTCGCGCCCGATCCGGCCCTCGACAGTGTCGCGGTAGTCGGTGGTGTCGATCAGCGGCTGGCTGTTCGCGTAGTCCGACCAGGCGGTGAAATCGGTGCCGGCCACCTTGTCGCCAGTCCACACGCCGGTGGTGAAGAAGTCGCCGGCAAACGCCACCTCGCGCCGCATCTGCATCTTGTCGGTCACCAACTCCGTGGCCTCGTTGTCGAGGTTGAACGGCGCGTCCGCGTTATCGCGGGTCTCGTCGTCGATCTCGTGCCGATAGCTGAAGCGGTCGCAGAAGTAGATCGCCGAGGTGTCGACCGACCAGCCGCCGCCCTGGCTCTTGGTGCCGGGCGCGCGCAGCTTGGCCTCGTCGCGGAACCAATGCGACTGGTCGTAGCTGACCAGCTTGTCGGATTGCTTTTTCACCGGCACGATCGGGAAGATCGTGTCGGCGATGTAGGACGGATTGCGATAGCCCAGGCTGATGTTCGTCAGCAGCTGGTCAATATGCAGATCGCGTGCGGTAACTCCAGCCATAGTAGGCTACTCCTTTGGTGATAGGGCTGGTGACTAGCCGGCCGCCGAGCGGAACCAGTTGAGCGGGATCATGAGCACACGGATCACGGTGCCGTCCGCGCTGGAGGCATCCATCGCGATACCGATCGCGCTGTAGTCGGCGGTGGCCTTCTTGGCCACCTTGCCACTGCCATTCGGACCGACATAGTCGCCCGCTGCGATCGCGGTACCGCTGCCGTCCGAGACAGCCATGCTGATGCCCAGATGGCGCACATTGGCGCCCTGGTTCTGCGCAGGCTTGTTCTGCAGGATGCCGATCGCCCGGTCGGCCGCGGCATTCGTCACGTTCACGGTGTCGACGCCGGTGTACTCGACGCAGTAATACTGCTTCGACGAGAGGTCGGCGCCGGCCTTGTAGCTCTCATCCCAGACAAAAGCGCTCTTGGTTGCCATTATTCAGCCCCCTTCGTGCGAACATACGCCGCATTGCTGTGCTGCGCGTACAGGTCCGGCTGCTGAGCAGCAACCTTGGACAGCGCATCGGCGTAGCTGATGCCATCCTTGGCCGCGCGCTCCTTGGCCAGGCGGTCGAGCTTCGCGCTCGAGTTCTCCTGCTGCCCGCCGCCATCGCCACCGAACTCGTTGAACGCAGCCGACGTGCGGAGCGCTGTGGCGATCCCCTGCTGCTGCGCCGCGTAGGCCTTGAACTCGGCCGAGTCCTCGCCGTAGGTCTTGGCGAGCGTGCCCAGCACGCTCAGATGCTGCGGCGCCTCGCCGAACCAGCGCGCGCCGTCGTTGCGAATGAGCGTCTGGAAGCGCTCCTGCTGACGCTCGGCGGCTATGCGCTGCACCTGCTCGGACAACTGCTTATTCGCGGCTTCCTGCTGCTCACTGGCCGACTTGAGGGCCGCCAGCTCTGACTCGCGCGCCGCGAGCTTTGCCTCCAGTTCGGCAAACTGCTGGGTGTTCTGCTCTGCCATAGTGTCTCCTTCGGGATTGTCATCAACGGTTAAGCTGCCCTCACTCGCAAACAGTGGGCGCAGTGCCGGATCCTTGAAGAACGGTCGCGTGGTGAGCGCGCCGCCGATGGCCACGTCCTGATACTGGGTGCGCGTGGCCGGGTCTTCCCAGGCGTCGTACCACTCCGGGGAGAAGTAGCGGAAGCGATTATCGGCAAAGAACGCCTTGCCGCGATCCGTCCAATCAACCTGGGCGTCGGCTGAGCCATCGCTGTTCTGCCGCATGCGCACGATCCAGCCGGCCGCGCCAGACAGCTTAGTCTCGTGCTCGGCGTCGATCGGCAGGCGATCCTGATACACACCGGCGTTGAAGTTCCGGACAAACCGTGCGTTGCGGTCGCGGGTGATGCTGATGGGGCCATAGCGCGGGTGCGCATACGTTCCGGGCTTGGGCAGATATGGGATCCACTCTGGCGCCTCGGCGAATGCGATGCTGTTGAACAGGCGGTGCGTGTGACCGGCCGCCGCCAGGTCGGCAAGGTCGCTCGCCTCGCCGGCGAGATACTCGTACGGAGTACCCTCGACGTCAGACTCGCTTGAGCTGCCCACCGGAATGAGCGTGCCATCAGGATTGACGCCGAGCGCAGTCGCCAGATCGGCGGCACCATCACTCTCACCCATCCCGAGCAGGGGCACGTTGATGTGCTCAAGACCGTACCAGACGCCCAGCGCCTCGAAGCGAACCGGCCGCGGCTCCACGATTTCAATCGGGCTGGGCATCTCGCGGTCGATGTAGGTCAGGGTGAAATGCGGCGTGAAGCCGTGATCGTCGGCGCACTCAAAGCCGGCCGCCTCGAGCGCGTCACAGATGTGCTCGCGCAGCTCGCCCAGCCCTGGGCTGTCGAGCGAGGCGTAGATCACATCCTGATCGCCGTTCGTGAAGCGCCCGATGCCGCTGATCTCGCCAGTCAGCGGCGCGCTGCAGGCCGCGGCGTCGCGCACAGCGAGCAGCGTCTCGGCCTGCTCGACCGGCCCAAGCAAGTCGACCTCACCGAAGTGGCAGAGCGTCAGGTGCAGCTGGTCCGGCGCGAGCCCACCCGCAACCGCCAGCGCCTGCGCAGTCTCGGCGTCAGGCACCAGGCAGACGATACAGCCGGTCGGATTGCCCTCGGCCGCCAGCTGGCGCATCTCGGCGCGTGCCTTCCCGCCGGCGTGACCGCGCGCCTGTTTGAACACGTCCGCGAACTCGTCGGCCGACAGGAAGCCACCACCGGCCAGGCGCTCTTTCAGCTTGGCGTACAGGCGGTTGAGGAAGGTCATACGATGTGGCTTGTCGCTCATAATGCGCCAACGCAAAGCGCCCGCACATCCCAATCGAGGGATGTGCGGGCGCTTGTCTCCGCGATACCGGTACGGTTCCCCGGCGAGCCAGATTATTCCGCCGCTACCAGCCGCTTACCGCGTGCGGCGCCGGCCGCGCGTCGCGCTCCGGCGGGAATGGTCGCGGTGGTCGGATTTGCACCGACGATCTCTAGGTTATGAGCCTAGCGAGCGTACTGCTGCTCCACACCGCATCGCAAAAAGTATATACAATCCTTATGTGAATGTCAACACCTATCCACATGGCCTATGGTGCGTGCGTAGCGACGTAGTTTCTTGCGCATGATGCTCGGCGGTCGATAGAACGGGCCAAGCGCCTGGCGGATGGTGCGCCAGTGCCGCTGCGCCCAGCACTGGGCCCAACGCACGATCGGCGCGCAGATCTCGGCGCTCGGCTGCCAGCGCGGCGGACTGGGCCGCGCGCTCGAATGATGTCCAGGCCGCCACGGCCAGGCCGCCGAGAGCCATCTCGGCGACGCGCCGAAAATCCTCCCTTGGCGTTGCAAGCGCTTCAGTCGTCCATGGGCTCGCTTCGGTCGTGTGTTTCATAGCCCCACCTTCACCAGCGAGCCGGCCGGCGCGCTTTCCATCTCCAGTCCCGTGCGCGGCCGCGCAACCGGCCGCCAGTTAGTCGGTTGGCCGCAGGTGCACCAGAGCGTGATCGGGCGCCGGATCTCCACGCCGCCGATGCGCAGCACCTCGCCATCGGTTTGACCAATCTCGCGGCGGCAGGTGCACCAGGTGTAGAACGGCTTCATCGTGTGTAGGGGCTCCTGTCCGCGCGCGCGCGGCACTCATCGCAATGCTCAGCGGCGCCGAGCACCCACCAGATCCCACCCTCGCGCTCCTCAAGGCTGCACTTGCAGTTGCCCTTGCAGGCGGTGCCGCCGTCGCCAGGATAGACACCCAGGCCTGGGAAGCGCGCGCCATAGTAGGTCGCACGCACGGCGCCCAGGTATAGGGCGCTGCGCTGGGCCACCTGCGCCTCGGAAAGCTGCGGCGCAGCCTGCGCGAAGCCGCGCAGATAGCCGGCCTGCTCCTTCAGCCGCGCCTTCACATCGGCCCGCTCGGCGCGGCTCAGACCCTTCGTCAGCACACCAGTCCGGTCGGCCGTGCCGCGTACGTAGGCGGCGGTGTGCGCGCGGGCCAGCGCCACCTGCATATCACGCTCGAACACCGCCACGTTGCGCGACTTCAGGTAGGCGCGCGTGGTGTCGCGCACGGCTGGCGCGGTCAGCTCCATAATGCGATCAGGGCCGGACATCTACTCCGCCTCCCCTGCGAGCACGAACGCATCGTCGAGCACGCTATCAATCAGCGCGTCATAGTCCGGCTCGCTCAGCCGCTCAGGGTTTTGACGACGGCGTTCGATGGCCCGAACGACCGCTGCACGAAACGCCTCCAGGCTCACTGTCTCAGCTGCTTGGGCCGGGTCGACAGACTGTCCGGCGAGCGGTGGTGCGTTTCGCGCCTGCGCCAGCTGCTCGGCCTTCTGCCGCGCCTCCTCCGCTTGGCGCTGCTGCTCTTTATCAGCGGCCTGCTGCGCCTCGGCATCGGTGGGCGTGGGCATGCCCGCCTGGTCGAGCGCATAGCGCCAGATGCGATCGCCCGCCGGGCCAGCGAACATGCCGCCGGCGCGCGCGGCGGTCAGCGCCTTCAGAAATTCGCCTAGCTCTTTCAGGTCGAGCTTCTCGACATCGCCGTGGGTGAGCGCCGGCGGCCTGCTCGCGTCGATCCCGTTGAAGCGCAGCAGCTCCGGGATCCGCGCGTTGATGACGGAGCAGATGCTGTCGAGCCAGGCGCCGAGCGCTGTGGCGAACAACGAGGTCTTGCTGCTGACCAGGCTATAGCTTCCGACCTGCTCGTGGCCAATGCGCATAAAGTCCGCCATCACCGCTGCGGCGATATCGGTCTTGTAACGCTCAACGCTCTTGCCGATGTCGAACTGGCGCGTGCCGGCCGCGCTGACGAGCTTGAATCGGTAGAGCTCTTTGCCGTTCGCGTCATACGCCAGCGGCATGATGATACAGGCCTGCTCATCGTTGCGGACGTTCTGGCCGATCTGCTTGTAGTAGTTCAGCGCGGCCTTGTACTCGGCCGGCGCGTCTGGGTCGAGCAGCTCGGGCGGCACGTCGATCTCCGGGATGCCGACCAGGTCGCGCTCGATCCCGATACCCTCCAGGTTCTGCAGTCGCTGCAAGAAATACCAGGGTCGGTACACGCTCCGCAGGATCGACACGCCCTCCGGGTTCGACTTGCGCAGCGACGTGCGGAAGAGCAGGCACTTGGCCAACGGCACGCGGCGCGGCTGGAAGTCTGGCGGTGCCCACTGCGTGAAGGCGACCGCATCGCCATTCTCGTCAAAGTCCCAGGTCTGGATTGTGTCCTGGCTCCGGATCGACCAGCTGGCCCAGCCGATCCGCCCATCGTCGTGCTTGCTCGAGCGCAGTGCGTCGACGGTGCCGTCGCCCTTCGCCATCTCGCCACCGCGTACTTTGTAGATCACCTCGAGCGGCGCGTAGCCCCACGGTAGGAAAGAGAGGATCTCCGAGAGCGCCAGCGCCCACGGCTCGCGCATATCGTGCAGGCACGACTCTACAAACGCGGCCACGTCCTTGTCGGCCTGCTCATCAGAGAAGGGCGTGACGGTCCAGGGCGTCTGCCGCATCAGCATCTGGATCGCGAACAGGATGCCGCTGATCGTCGGGTCGGTGGTGCTCATCTCGGCGACCGCGCGCCACCAGCGCTCACCCGACAGCTCGGTCAGGTATTCTTCCTGGATGTAGCCGCCTGACTGCTTCAAGCCAGTCACGCCGATCGCGGTGAACGCGGTCTTCTTGGAGTCGGTCATAGTCGTCCTATCTTCCACGGGCTGCGCTGGGTGGTGCCGATGGGCGCGACGATTGGCGTAATGCCACGCACCAGCTGCGCCGCCCCAATCGCCAGACTCATGACCTCGTCAGCCGTGTGATCGTCATCCCAGGCGGCAGTCGTGAGCGCGGCGCGCTCACGATGTTCCCATTGCGCCTTCAGTTCGCCGCGCTCCAGCAGCAGCTGCAGCGCCTGAATCGCTTGCGCCTTACTGCGCGCAGTGGTTACGAATGGCGTTACCCGCACCGCGAGATTTTCAATCACCGGGTCGCCGACGCCGTTGCTTTCGACGAATACGGCGCCACGATACATCTGGGCACGGCGCTCGATTGCAGCCTGAATCACCGGGTAGGGCACGCGCTCAAGTCGCTCGAAGACCACGCGTTCGTAGGGGAGCGTGGTGATGTCGATGGTATTAATCACGGTCGCGTCGCGCCGGCGTCCAATATCCACGCTGGTCAGGTACTTCCGGCCTGCATGTGGTGGCTGCTCGCCAAGCGCGCCGCGCGCGGCTGCGTTGAGCTGGTCAAGCGGAAAGATCGCCAGGCCAGAACCGACAAAGTCACATTCGAACTCGGCTGCCCACTGCTGATGGGTGTACTTTGGGCGCTCAGTCTGGTACCACGTGCCCGCCTCGCCTACAGCACGCGCCTCGGCGTCCGGTAGCTCGTATCCATCGGGGTTGTAGGCTGGACAGCGATACCACGGCACGAACATGCGGTGGAACCCCTCACCGCTCACATAGAGCTGATGAAAGAGGTTGCCGACGCCATTGGGCGTACTGCCAATCGTTAAGTAGCCGCCTTGCGACACCGCCGGCGACACCGATTGGTAGATATCTTCGGCATACTCCGCATAGGCAAACTCGTCGAGGTACACCCGATTGGCCGCGAAGCCGCGGCCGGTGCTGCGGTTGGCCGGGATCGACTTGATACGGCTGCCGTGCGCTGGCCCAGTGTAATGCGCCCCGCTCGCAAAGGTGCCGGTGCCGAAACCCATCTCGCTCTCGTTTGCTTTCCGCAATGGCGGCGCATCGCGTAGATTGTTATAGGTCAGGTAGCAATAGCGCAGCAGGTTCACCGCCAGATCCTGCGAGCGCGAGACCAGGAGGATCGTTTGCTCGACCTCGGTCAGCGCCCCATACAGTGCCTCCAGCGCGAAGGCCTGGCTAAATCCGATCTGCCGTGCTTTCAGAATGATGCGCCGAGACTCGTAATAGCTCGCCAAGAAGTCGCGCTGATACGGATAGGACATGAACGCAATCCGCCCGCGTGCCGGGTGCACGATTTGTGCGTTTGCCTCAGCCCAGGCGACCGCATTCGCAATTGGGCCAGACTGACGTGCGACTCGCCGGCGCCGTTTCTCGCGCTCAGCGACCGCGAGAACGTAGATTGTCGATGAGCCCGTCCAGTTCTTCATCACTCATCTGCTCAACTTGTTCAGGAGTCACATTCACTTGAATGCTGCGCGCCACTTCACGGTACTTCGCCGGCCGGTGCGCCTTCAGGAGAAAGATCAACAGCACGTCGCTACCTTCGAAAGCGCGCTTCTTGGCCGTGTCTTCAAGGGCTTCAACCCCTAAGTCCAATGCAGCTTCCCATTCCTCTGCGAACAACGGGTCAATGGTGCGCTCGTGGTAGACTGTCCAGCGCGACACCCCAGCAGCCTTTGCGGCCTCACTGATGACACCGTGCGCTCGAAGTGCCTCCAGGAACGGCGCTCGCCACGTTTTTTCAGGTGTTAGGGCTGTTAGGTCGCTCACCGGTCCCGCACCTGCACGGTGATGACCCGTGCGTCAATCTGGCCACTGGCTGTTGTGATCGTGCAGGTCAGCGCATAGTCCACGCCGGCGGTACCACCTGTGATCACCACGGTCGCGGACGTTGTACTGCCGCTGATACTCAGCCCGGCCGCCGCAGCCCAACTGTACCCTGCAACCGCATCCCCGTTCAGGTCGTTCCAGCTCGGCGCCGGCACCGCGGTGATCGCCCCGGGCGCCTTCTGAATGACCTTTGCCTCCAGGCTGGCCACCACGCTCAGCTCGATCGTGCGCTCGTCTTCGTAGCCGGCCGCCGTGGTGATGTGGCACTTGGCCGTGGCGAGCTGACCCGATGTGCCACCGCTGATGCGAGCGGTCGCGGTGGTGGTGGTGGTGCCTTCGCTCACCTTCGTGGCTCCGCTCACCGTCCACGTCGCGGCCGCGATCGTATCGTTGCCGAGCCAGCTGGACCAATCTTCGCGATAATCGAGTGTGGCGCCCTGCACCTTCACAGCACTGAATGTCCCTGCCATCTACGTCTCACTTGTGTGATCGTCGGCTGGTACCCAAAAGGACGTGTCGAGTCGTGTCGCACAGCCGCGATCATCGGCCGACACAGTGTAGCGGTGGCGCCCCCAGGGCGCAAAGGCAATTGGCGTCTCCCGCACCGACGTGAGTCGGAGCGCCCCACCGCCGGGCACCGGCTGCCATCCTCGAATCACCGCGACCACGCGCAGTGGATCAACGTTCGGCGGCTTTGGCGCCACCAGCCAGATCAGCGGATCGTCTGGTACCGGCTGCCCACCGACGCGCACCATAAGCGACCGCAATGGGTCAGCGTTTGGTGGCTGCACCGGCGGACGGAGCCACGTTACCCCACTCCCAGGTGCGGGCTGCCATCCACGCATCGCAGTGATCGGCCGCAGCGGGTCGAGGTTCGCCGGCTTGAGCGACCGGAGCCAGATCGCGGCACTATCAGGCGCGGGTTGCCATCCGCTGATGAGCGCGACCGGCCGGCGCGGATCAGTATTTGGCGGTGGCGTAAACGGAACGCGCAGCCACGCCACACTGCTCCCCGGCAGCGGTTGTTGGCCAACGATCGTCAGCGCCGGCCGCAGCGGGTCGAGGTTCGGATCTGCGATTGGCGCGGGCATCCAGGGAACGCGCGCGCCCGATTTACGCAGAACAGGCATGCACCCTCACCGCTTGGTAGGCGTGATTACTCTTCGAAATTACTCTTCGAAATCGATCTTGGCGCGGCAGTTCACCGTGGCGGGCGCGTTCACGTCGAGCGCGACGCGCCCGCCACCAACGATCACGTGCTCTTGCCCGAACGCATAGGTAAGATCAAGCCCCTGCTGCGGATGGATCAGCCACTGATCCAAGAGCGTTGTTTTGGTCGGCTCGACTGTGGCATTCTCCCCAGCGGTGGTTTGGACGGCCTCACTATCGCTCGACACCTTCTTGTTCAGCGTGAGCGCAGTGTTCGTGCCAGCGCTGGTAGCGACAATCAGGCGTACCAGTACTGGTACGGCGGTCGTACTGGCACCATCAAAGAAAATGCCGACACGTTGAATCTTGATGCGCTGATTTGTCGGCGCATTCAGCTGAAGCACGGTTTTCACCGTCGCCGCCGACAGGGCGACGGCGGCCGAATTTTCGGCAGTCACGCGAAGACCAGCCATGGGAATCCTCCTTACCGATCAAGATGGTATT